TGAAATATCCAAACTTACACTGGGCGGAACTTGCATAAATTTATAAAACTGATAATACGGCGAATTAAAATTAGGTGCAATATATGGATAACCACCATCAATATTTTGAACATTGCGAATTTTAAATAATTCATTTAATGGTCTAATTGTAATTGTTATCACTAGTTCATTATATTGCAATGAAACTAATGGAAATGCCATTTGCGATTTCAAATTGAACCAAGAATTTAAGGGAACGTATAATGTTGTGCCACGAATGGATGGCTCGCTTGTATCTTTATTATAAAACGCATTTGGATAATAACCATTATTATTTCCAAAATTAGCGGGGTCAGTGTATTCACTCACATTTCCTATCATCTTATTAAATAACTCCTTCTTCTCAGTAGAAAAATCTCGCTGCACCATTGCCAACAGATATGCCCCCGAATATTCTTGTAATAATTGATTGCCACAAGTAATTGAAATTTTTTGTATCATTTGTGCTCCAATATTTTCTATCCATTTAAATTCATATGGAGACCATTCATCATTAATAGGATTATTATTTTCATATTGTGGAGGTAAAATGGGGCTCCAAATATTTGGAAGATTAAAAGACAAATAACAATCCATCAATAAATCCGCATATCTTGGAATCTTAAAATTAAAAGTCGATGCTTCATTTAAACGTATTGTTTTTGCCCCTTCATAATCAACTCTGAATTTCTGCATTCCAAAGTTAGTATATTTTAAATATGCACTTTTAAAAAATGTTTTACTTGGATTGCCATTTAATACAATGTTTTGTTGCCCTTCACTCACCAAATTTAATAAACCTCCTGGCATAATATTATATTACAAAGATTATATTATTTAACTTTATATTTGTAATATAATATAATATTATAAATGGAACCTATCATTAACAAAATATTAACTAATTTTAAGGAAAATGTGATTATTCGGATTATTTACATAGTAATCGCTTTAATTGTAATTATGTCAATACTCTATTACATCTACATTGTGACTTTAGAAAATAGGGAATGTTCAATTATGACAAATATATATGGAACACTTAACGGAAAAATAACATCCATTGATGATATTAATCCGGAATTTAAAAACTCATTGTTGGATTATTACATTAAAACCGCATATAATTGTTGCAGTGGCGGCAGTTATAAAAACGACTATGTAAATATTTGCAATCTTAAAAATGTATTAAAACAGGGTTGTAGAGGATTGGATTTTGAAATCTTTTCAATTGACGACCAACCTGTGGTTGCAACCACTACAAACAGAGAGATGGTAATCAAGGAAACATTCAACTCTGTAAAATTTTCAGAAGTATTTTATATTCTAAAACATTATGCATTTTCCCAAGGATTTTCTCCGAATTATAAAGACCCAATCATAATACATTTGCGCATTAGAAGCAATAACCAAAAAATGTTTGATAATTTGACCCATATTTTTGAAATGTACAATAACTTATTACTCGGAAGCCAATACAGTTATGAAAATCACGGTAAAAATTTCGGAAATATTAAATTGTTGGATTTAATGGGAAAAATTGTCATCATTGTTGATAAAGTAAATACATCCTTTATGGATAATGAAAAGATTTTAGAATATATTAATATTACAAGTAATTCTATGTTTATGAGGTCATTGTATTATTATGATGTTAAATATTCCCCCGATATTGCAGAACTTCAAGAATACAATAAACAAAATATGACTATCGCCATTCCAGATAATGAAATAAACCCCGAAAATCCAAGTAGCATTATTGTAAGAGAATCCGGGTGCCAAATGATTGCAATGAGATACCAATACACAGACAATTATTTAGATGAAATGATAGATTTTTTTAATAATAAAGGAACTGCATTTGTTTTAAAACCAGAAAGATTGCGACATATGGTGAAATATTTACCTGACCCGAAAAAACAGGACCCTTCAATTTCGTATTAATCTATTACACTTTTATTTTCATTATATTATTTTGTTATTTTAATGTATGAGCACTAATAAAAAACAATCAATAGAAGAAATGGAAAATGATATTCTCAACACACATTTAAATTCATTAGAAATAGAGAGGCGACAAAATATGGTAAATTCAATTGAAATAAAAAGAATGTTAGAAATAGTAAAACAATTTATTAAAAAGAAAAAATTAGTTTGTTACGGAGGGTTCGCAATAAACGAGTTATTGCCAAAAAATGATAAAATATACGATGAAAAAATAGATATACCTGATTATGATTTTTTTTCTTCTAATGCACTAAATCACGCAAAGGAATTAGCCGACATTTTTTTTAAAAAGGGTTATGAAAATGTAGAGGCAAAAACAACGGTTCATCACGGAACCTTTAAAGTATTTGTAAATTACATACCTATTGCGGACATTACTGGGATGGACCACCATTTATTCAAAATGATTCAAAAAAAGGCGATTCGAGTGAATGGAATATTAGTAACTGACCCCGTATTTTTAAAAATGGCAATGTATTTAGAGTTATCTAGACCCGAGGGGCAAATTGATAGATGGTCAAAAGTATTGAACCGGTTAAATTTAATTAATAAATATCATCCTTACCCAAAAAATGTATGCGGAAAAATCACTTACGATAAAGAAAATAAAAACCAAAACCATATCTACGAAACTTTAAAAAACGCCTTTATTGACAAAGATGTTGTTTTTTTAGGACAATACGCAAATAGTCATTATTCAAAATACATAAATGATAAAAAAGATAAAAAAATGTTTGAAAAAATTGCGGATTATGATGTTTTAGCGGAAAACCCGAAAAATGTTGCAGCCTATGTAATGAGCAAATTAAAAACTTATGGTAATGTTAAAATTAAAAAAAGAGAAAAATTTGGCGAAACAATACCAGAGGGGTATGAAGTCATTTTAGATAACGATATATTAGCAATAATTTACGCGCCGTTAAATTGTTATAATTATAATGTAATCAGTGAAAATAATAGAAATGTAAATATTGCCACAATTGACACTATATTAAGTTATTATTTGGCATTTACTTATGGTAATAATAAATTATACGATACAGACCGTCTATTATGTATTGCAAAACATTTATTTGAGATTCAGGAAGAAAATAAACTACAGGATAAAGGGTTGTTTCAGCGATTTAGCAAGCCATGCATAGGAAAGCCCGAATCCCTTAATGATTTGCGAGATATACGGGCAAAAAAATATGAAAACTTTATTAAAGATGGAACAAATACAAAAAAGAACCCTGAGTATGAAGAATGGTTCTTAAATTATAAACCAAGCGGAGACCCAAGCAAGAGCATAATAAACAAAACTAAAAAGGCTTTATACGTATTAAAACATAAATTAAATTCTACTATGCGTTTAAACCCAACAAAACAACCTCAAAAGGAGAAGAAAAATTTATATAGTAAAACAAAAAAATCCACTAAATATTGGAATTTATGAAAATAGTCGGAATATTTGAATATATAATTATTTTACGATGTGTAAAAAGAAATGGTGTTGATTAATTTCAATAAGATAAAGATGGTAATGCCAAATAATATGCTAGTTATTAAATAACCATTTATATTATAATTTCCATCATTTGTAAATAAAAAGGGAACGAAATAGAAGAGTTTTTTTCTAAATATTGGAAGCTGAAATAAAAAATATACAATGCAAATTAAAATCGGATACTGAAGTTCGCTGTATAAATATTCAAGATTGTCGCTTTTTTTCTCCCCTGCGTTATAAGTATTAATAATATCTTCATTCTTTTCAGATGACACGATATAATCATTATTAACCGGCGTAGGCAAATAATCATGCCGGGTTTGTTCGTCAATGACAATATGGTCTGTTTTTATAGGTATATCTCGCGATGACAATAAAGTAGAACCTGAATTACTTGCTTGTTGTAATCCATTTACTATTTGATTTATGGTTGTTTGGTCTAAACTAATATTTCCATTTAATGATGGCGGTGGCGGCATTGGCAATAAAGAGGGGTCATTCTCATTTTTTGTTAATGTGATATTATCATTTTTACTACTTCCGCAAATGTACTCATTTGGCAATTCAGAAATATTCGTTGTTCCATTCATAAATAATATAAATATTCATTCATTATATTATTTACGCAAAATAATTAAAATGGGATAATTCTTTTACTTTTATCACATTTGGTTGCCTGTGTTGAATATTTATAACACTTATTATTATATTTATAAATTTTATTGTTATATTCTTTAACATCTGGCGCTTTAAATACCAAACATTTATTTCCTTTACATATATTTCTAAACATGGTAGATAATCCTAAACCTAATAATACAGATAATAACAATCGCCCAGTGTCATTTTGTAAGAATTTTACTATGTTAATCATATATAATAACTATATAATTATTTTTTATCCTTGAACTGGTATAATGCTTATTTCATTTTCATTTGATGGGCATTTTACTT